CGAACGGCTTTTTTCGCGTCCATGCGAATCTCCTATGTAACCGACACGGTAACCGTGCCTAACGAAATGGTCATGGCCAGCACATTCGGCGTCAGACCGGCATCAAAAGCTCTGGCACCGCCTACAGGTGCCCAGCCCCATTCAATTATACGGCTACCGCCCTCTGGTGTCCCCACATCTGAAGGGGATAACTGCAGCCCGCTGGTTCCCGAGGTCCGGTAGCTTACGTCCGGGCGGGGGTTACGCACCGCTTGCGGGTCGTTCACAGGATACAGGCCAAGCGACAACTGCGGCTGATCCGGCTCCCAGCAAGACGGGCAGACCAGAATATTGACGTTTTTGGTCTTGATGACCAGCGACTTCAGCTGCTTCAATTTGTACCGGAACCCACAACGATCGCACTCCGCGATCGAGAATTTACCGGATGAAAACTGACTGGGCACTTACGCCCCCTACCCGCCGATAAACTGCTGGCGGGGCACGAACCGAAGCGGCGCGGTCTCCCGGTCTTCCTCGGCGGCAAACTGGTACTGCTGCTCGTAGTCCATCTTGAGCTCCATCCTGCGCTGCGGGTCCACGTCGGGAATCTTCATCGACAGGTAGTAGGCCAGACCGGCCACCATCGGCGGCAGGAACCGGAAAGGGATGTCTTGGCCGTTGATACCGTTCCCGGCATCCTGCATACGACGCATCCGCCAGTAGACAAACGTGTAGGTCTGGGAGTTGTCAGGCTTCGGCCAGATGTGAATCTGGGGGTACTGAACGACGTTGGTGGCGTTGGTCGCACCGGTCTTACGCTGGAACCACACCTGAATCGGACGCCCCGTGGCGTTCTTGTTCGGGATCATGGCGTAGGTCGGCATACTGATCCGGGAGATGTTGATGTCCTGCTGATTCACCCCGGTGCCAGTCCGGATCACATGGTCCAGCAGATCGATCGTATCAACCGGCATGTCGTAGTCTGCCACGTTGTAGGTCAACGTCTGGGTACCCTGCTCGATAGTCCACAGGTTGGTCCCACGGTTCGCCCACTCAATCGTCAGCAGGTTAAGCGACCGCCGCGCCGTGCGCAGGTCATAGCCCGAACGCAGCTCTTTCCCGCAACGCTCAAACGCCTCTTCCACGAGGCTGTTCAGGTCGAGATTGAAGTCGGTCGTGTCGGTCGTCTTGTAGGCCATTATCGGAACCTCGCGGTCTTCTTGGCGATGCCTTTCGGCTGTTTCACGAACTGCTTGCCCGCCTGCTTGCCACGGCGCTTCGCAGCGGTGGTGGCAGCATATTCAGCGGAACTGAGTGACTTGATGGCAGCTTCAGGCAGATACCGCTCTCCTGTCTTGCTGGAGGGCTTCCCGGACTTGGTACGCCACTTCTGCGCCGTCCATGCCTTGAGGCTTTGCTGGGGAGCTTTCATCCCTTGTATCCGCCACCTTTGGCCTTGTACTGCTTGGCCAGCAACTGCGCCTTACGGGCCGACCACTGTCCAGCCCCGGTACCCTGCACCGCCCGAGACTTGATGCTCTTGAACAGCGACTCGCGCATACCCGGCTTGGTGTAGTTGCCAGCCTCGTTGACGCGGCTTGCCCCGCCCTTGCTGAAGAGCTTGGTAGGCTCGGTGCCGTCCTTGCGGACGATCTTCCGGGCTTTGGGCATTTTACTGGGGGCGATCGCCCCCATGCCGCGAGAGGGCCGCATCAGCAGGCCCGGCCACCCTTGGCCATCTTGATCATCTTGCCCTTGGTCTTGCCGCGAGACTCGATACCACCGCCGCGGGCAAACTTCATGCCCTTGGCTTCGGCTTTCTCGTGCTTGATCATGGACTTCGGAGCGCCCTTCTTTTGCATGAAGGCCACTTCCTTCTTCATCATCGCTTTCGATTCTTTCATCTCGCCACCTTTAGCTTTGGATTGAACGGAGTGAAACGGCATGTCAAGCTTACCATGAGCGGTATTGGGCCGGTTGATTTTGGCTTGCGTACTATAGCCCTTGGCTTTGTCGGCTTGCACAAACTCCTTCCCTACCGACGTGGGAATCCCGACCTTCTTGGCAAACGCCGGGTTGTGGGCGGCAGCTGCCATAAGGCGATGCTGGGCTGGAGATTTGGAAGGCATCAGATGATCCGGCCCCGGGTTTTGCCGCGGGCGGCAATTCCATCGCCGCGGCGGGAGGCGGAAACAGAACCGCCTCTCTTCATACCACCCGCTTCAGCATACTCGCGCGCGGCCTTGCCGCTTCCGAACATGTCCTGACGGAAGCGAATTCTGTCCGCCATAGCTGCCTCTTTAGTGGTCATCTCTTGGGCCTTCGAGGCTTGGCTAATATCACGAATACGCTTCGCGGCCTTGCCGACCTCCATCGCGCCTTTCGCCACACGTCCTGCACCAACTGAAGTTACCAGCGGGCCAGTGATATTCTCACGGATATACTTATTTTCCGCGGATTTCTCTTCCGCGCTACGGCGGTCTTTCTTTACTAGAGTACGTCCTTTGACGGCGCTAGTATCCTCGTCATCGCTCTTGCTCGATGAGCTGGAGGAGCGGCTCATTTCTTTACGATCGTATGAACCATCATCTGATTTTTTCTCAGAACGCTTGGAGCGTTTGGGGGGCTCATTACCATCATAGTTCACCCGCACACCAGACGCGTGAGACCGGCGAAGGACTTCTGGTTCGACGTCATCATCGTTGATGTCGCCGCCATCTTCATAGCGTTTCATCTTTTTCATACCATCCGTCCTTTCGTTTTACCACGTTGAGCGCAGCCGTCTGCGCGTTTGGAAGCGGAGCCTACGGAACCGCCTTTGGCTTTCTTTTCTGCCTTGGGGGTTTCAGGGTATGAACGGGCCCGGTCGTAAGCCGCCGCAGCAGCCTTATCTTCAAGCTGTTCTTTGCGTTGGCGACGGAGATCGTCAAGAGCTGGGCCTTTGGGTTGGTCGTTCATGTCAGTTCCTTTGCGATTTTGCAAGGTCATCAATCTTCTCTTCGAGGCGTTTGAACCCGCTGTCGAAGCGCTCAACAATCCGGTCTACCTTGTCGTCCACTTCCTTGCGAGTGATATGTTCGCGGGCGACTTCCTCGCGGGTGCGGTTCAGCAATATACTGAGCCGACCGAGTTCGTCCATCTTGCCTTTAAGCAGCATGGCCATCCCAGCCACGACGAACGACAGCACGGCGTTCCACAGCATCATTTCCATGTTTCAGCACTTCCATGCTTCGTGAGCCTTGCAATACGCTTCCCATTCGGGAGCATCCGCACTGGCAAACAAATATTGCGCCGCAAATTCAAGCAGCATCGGATCGTCTCGGAAATGCCCCAACCCTCTGTTGCAATGGTTGCATAGCATACCGCGAACTGCTCCGGTTGCGTGGCAGTGGTCAACAACGAGTGGGCCTGTATCGCCACAGATTACACACTGCTTTACGCTGGCCTTCAACTCGATGAGATCAGCATCACTCATAACAGCGCGGTGCATACCTCGGTTTATGCCGCTGCGATAGTTGGCTCGACACGCACGGCACCAGCTATCAAGCCCGTTCCGTTTTTTATTGTGCAACGGAAAATACTCCGCATTTGCGGGTTTTTCGGACTTGCACTTCGTGCAGGTCAACATTTCCATGCTTTTCTCGCAAGACGTAAACGACTCTTAGGGTTCTTCGCCGCCTTCGGCCACATCTTCATCTGCCCAGCGCTGCGAGCGCAGAAGCTGTCTCTCCTTGAGCCACCTTCGGGTTGCGGCCTCTTCAATCCGGGCTTTCCGGGATTGGCCGCGTTGTATGAGGCCCTCCCCTTCGCGTTCAAACCACCGCTCTTCGATTTTCCTTCTGCGCGAGTCCATGCGGGGGTCTTAAATTTTTTTGCCATTAGCCATCTCCATAACAGCTCCACATAAAGCCAAAAACTCAGCGGCTGACAAAGCGTTCTTAGCTACATTTGCGGCCCTACAAACAAGCTGCACATTGCCAACAATGTAACCCATTTTTGAATCAATTCGATCAATGCTGCAATTCGTATGAACTACACCGTTTGCTAATTCCATTGTCATCGGCCAGCCGGTTATAGCGCAGTATCCGTTTTGCTGTATCCAAAGCAATTCCAAAGCGTCCAAAGATATAATTTCTTCGCCTTTTCGCCGCTGCGCAGCTTTTGACCTCAAGTACTGCAAATACGAGCGAGCCGTCTTTGTTCGCTTATATGCCGTGTAATGCAGCTTTTTAGCACCCCAAGTCTTTGTATGATACGTTGCCTGCTTGCTGCTAATGCAATTCTTACACCACGAGTTATATTTCGCAGCGCCGCTAACTGTCTTTCCTGTCGTGTAGAACTCATCTATGCACTTTTCTGTTCCGCATTTTGAACAGTGCTTGGCTGTTTTTGTGCCGTCCACCCATGCTGGACTCTTAGCCATATGCCACCCTTAACGGTTCCTCTTCCTCGATCTGAGCAGCTTGAATCATCGGATAGAGAATGTCATTGCCGAAATCTCCATGATACTCATGGATGCCGAAGTGACCCAGTTTGATAGTCGGGTCGATCCACACCGAGAACCCATGAGCGCGAGCGCGTTCGCAGAATAGATAGTCTTCTCCGATATAGCCTGCGGGTGTGGATTTGAAATCAAAAACAGAATGAAGTTTGCGGTTCGCTGTTGCATCGAAGT